GCTGGTAGAAGTCGTTTAGTCAGATTAAATCCTGATGGTACTTTAGACACTACCTTCATGACTAATGCTGTGGATGGTAGTAAGTTTAATGGTCCAGTTCAGTCAATCGCAGTCCAATCCGATGGTAAGATATTAGTGGGTGGTTATTTCACTAACTATGCTGGTACTGCGGGTAGAGATAGATTGGTCAAACTAAATAGCGACGGTACATTATTATCTTTAGGTAGTAGTGCTGGAATACTCACCCAAACCCAATATAACACACCAAATACTTGGCAAATAATAGTTGGTAAAGCTATTTCTAGTACTGAAATCTTAATTAACCCAGATTTAGCTAGTAGCGCTATATTCATTGAAGATAATGGTTCTTTAGTTACTATCAATAATAACCAAACCTCACCTCTTGGTATAGCTGGTTTAAGTTTTAACAGCAGTGTACACCGTGCTTTTAATGTAGAGTATTGGGTGAGAAGGATACAAGAAATTGCACCTTCTACTTATGTAGAATGGGTAGAGTCTGGAGAGCTTCGTGGTGTTTATAATAAAACTAATAACACTTGGTATATGAATAACTATGGTATTGTAGGTAATGCACAAATTAGTTTTACTATTGATAGTAGTGGCCTTGTGCGTTATACGACTACTGATTTAGGCACACAAACACTTGGTGCTATGTATTATGAATTTAAAACTTTATTAAAAGTATAGGAGGAGTATAATGAGTAGGAAAAAAGGTAGGTTAGTTGTTGACCCAGTTAATCCGCCACTTGTAGATATATTTTCACTTGCGGATTTACAAACTGTTTTAAATAGTAATACTTCAGTAACACCTGCGGCAAATAAAATCCCTAAAGCCGATGGTAGCGGTAAAATAAATACTGGTTACTTAAATGCTAGTACTGCTCCTGCTGCTAATACTATACCTATTGCTGATAGTAATAACAAATTAAATGTGAATTGGTTGGATTTTGTGCAAAATTTTGGTACTAATGGTTATTGTAAATTGCCTAATGGGCTGATTTTGCAGTGGGGAAGGTTTAATTCCTATCCTAGCGGTGCGTATTACACTGGCACAATTACATTTCCTATTGCATTTCCAAATAATGTTTTTACTGTAGTTGGTATTAGTTCTACAAAAATAGGGGGTGATTTTTATGGCACTGGAGGTCATGATATTTTAGTATTAAATATGTTTACAAATACAGATTTCCAATTTAGATTAGATTCTAACGCAGCTGCTACATTTAGTGGTTTACATCCTATAAATTGGATGGCAGTAGGCTATTAACCTAAAAAGGAGATTAAACTATGTCAGAACAAACAATACAAAAATACATCATATTAGATGAAAACGGAATACCGCAAGCCTTTTATTCTTCAGAAATTCATCAAAATATACCCTCTAATGCAATTCCTATAACTCATGAGCAATGGTTAGAGCTTATTTCTAATCAAGGACAGAGAAAATTCAATACTCAAACTAATGAAGTAGAACCTTTTGACCCACAATCCCTCATTTCATTTGAAGAACTTAAAACCCAAAAAACCCAAACACTCATACGACTTTTCACTTCTCTTATACAACTAACAGATTATATCATCAACAAAATTAAAGAAGCAGAGCTTTTAAATCCTAACGAAGTTCAAACTCTAATACAAAATTATCAACCTAAATTAACCTATCGCACCAATTTAAGAAATTGGTATGAAAATAAACTTAGCTCCATACAAGCTACTCAAACTAAAGAAGAATTAAATGAAATTTCATTAAATGACTACCCCCAAGAAACCTAATCTTTTAAAAGGAGTAAGCAATGAAACACGCAAAAGTATTTAATAATATCATAGAAATAATAGAAAATGGTAAAGTAACTTTACGTTTAAACAAAGACGACCCAATGATACAAGATTTTATAAATAACATATTAAACTCTGCTGAGTACAAAAAAACTCAAATAAATAAAACCATAGATTTTACTACAATACCAGAAGATTTTGATTATACAAATAGTATGGAGAGCGTATAATGATTAATTTAAATAATACGACATTTGAAAATATCGGTTCTACGCAAGAATACACTCAACCAGATTCTTTACAAGTACCATACATATTACAATCTACTATTTTAAAAAATCGTCAATATCAAGATACATATTTTAACAATAATAATTTTTATGTCCAAACTAGTTCAGCAAGTTATTCTAGTTTATTCGGCACACATGGTGTTATTTTAATGGCTGATGGTAGAGTTTATTCTATTGCGTATGGTACAACGACAGCAAGAATTTATGACCCAATAACCAACACGGTAATAATACCGGCGGGAACTTATCCATTACATACTTATCTAGGTGGGGTATGTCTTGATGACGGCACGCTTTTAGTGATACCCGCTTCACCTTCAATTAGTGCAAGATTAAGAAAATATAACCCGTCTAACAACACATTAACTGATATTATTCCTTCAAATGGTTCTCTTCCTACAGGAACTGATTTATTTTTCGGCGGTATAAAATTAAAAGATGGTAGAGTATTTTTAATACCATTTAGTTCCACTACCGCAATAATTTATGATCCAGTAACTAATACTATTTCTACTCCAACGCCAACATTTCCCGGAAACTACGCCTTTCGTGGTGCAGTATTACTACCCGATGGCAGAGTGTTCTTATGTCCATCTAATGCAACCAAAGCCTATATCTATAACCCATATAATAATACAGTAACTTTATCAACTCCTAATTTTCCCGGTGGTGGAGCATTTGCTGGTTGCGTGTTATTACATGACGGTAGAATATTTTTAGTACCAAACTATTCAACTCAAGCTTGGATTTATAATCCTACTACTGATACAGTACAAATAGCAAGTGGTTCATATCCCGGTGGTGATGCTTATAGAGGTGGTGTGTTAATGAGCGATGGAAGAGTTTTTATGATTCCATTTAATACAACACAGCCTGCTATTTATGACCCAATTACGGACACAAAAACTGTAACTAATTTATTTTCAGGAGGTGGTTATATTAGTGGAGTATTACTTCCAGATGGTCGTGTATTTTGTAATCCAGTAAACCAAACAGAAGCAAGAATAATTACAGCACCATCATCTCGTGCTTCTGTTCAAAATCCATATCAATTTTCAATGCAATTATTATTAAACGGTCATTTAAGTCATTATTAAGAGGTTTTAATGAAAGTAAGTTATAATAACACTAAACATGAATATTTTGGAAAAATACAAAAATATAATACATCTAATAGTATTGATGTATTAGAAACAATCCAGACAATTACTACTAATAATCAAAAAATACAAGATGTTTATAACAATAAAAACTTATTTTATGTGCAATTATCAGCAGGAAATTCTTATGTTAGTTCATTACATTGTTCTTTAATGAGTGATGGAAGAGTTTATACAATGCCATATTTAACGACAACGGCTAGAATCTATGACCCAATAAATAACAATGTAATTATTCCATCAGGCACATTTCCTTCAGGTTCATATCTTGGTAGTGTTTGTCTTAATAATGGAAAAATTATATGTATCCCAACTTCTCCATCAGCAACTGTAAAAATTAAGATTTATGACCCTGCTAGCGATACATTAGTGGATTCAAATACAACTTTACCAACAGGCTCTCTTATGTATATTAGTGGAGTAAAGTTAAAAGATGGTAGGGTATTTCTTGTCCCGTATAATGCAACTCAAACTTATATCTATAATCCAGATAATGATACACTTAGTCTAGTTAATTACACATTTCCCGGCAATTTTGCATTTAGCGGTGGATTACTTTTACCAGATGGAAGAGTTTTCCTATGTCCTTTAAATGCAACTAAAGCTTATATCTACAACCCATATAATGATTCATTAACTATATGTACTCCTACTTTTCCAAGCAGTTTATCTTTTGGAAATGGTGTGTTAATGTCTGATGGTAGAGTATTTCTTGTCCCATATAATACAACCACAGCTTATATTTACAATCCATATACTGACACAGTTACTATTCCTAGCGGTTCATATCCCGGAGCTAACGCATATAGAGGTGGTGTGTTAATGTCTGATGGTAGAGTATTTATGTTTCCGTATGGTGCATCAACTTCTGGATTAGCAGCTATTTATGACCCTGTAACAGATACAAAAACAACTTTTAGTTTAGGTACTCATGGGCATTGTAGTGGGGTAGTACTACCTGATGGGCGCATATTTTGTAACCCAAGTACATTATCTTACGCAACAATAGTAGTACCACATTTTACACAATTTCAATCTAATAATAACCAATTTCCATTACAACTATTATTAAGTGGGCATTTTAATCCATATTAAAGGAGGTATTAAATGGCATTATTTAAGTTAGATAAGATATTAGACAATGTAAGTACTGCAAGTAACGTTACGTCTAATAATGTAGATATTAGGTCTTATAAAGGATTTTGCATACATGCAGTTCCAACTGGTACAATGAATGGCCAATTAGAAATTCATGCCAGTCTTGATGGCACTAATTTCGTTACTATTAGTAAATTAGATATTGTAAATAATTCTCAAGTTTTAGTAAATTACGAAAATGCTCATTTCTTATACTTTAGAGTTAAGTATGTAGCATTAGGTGGTGGCGGACAGCTAACTGTTTATTGGAGTGCAAAAGCTTAATACCTAATCTAATAAATGTAAACTCTGGATTGGGAAGGGGTTAAAATGAAATCCAAAATAAATAAAACTAACATTTCTCTTAATACTAATCATACTGCCATAACTTCCTTCCTATCACCTAACCCTAAACTTACTGATTTAATAAATTTTTGTAACTATTATAATCATATTAAACAAATAGTTGATAAAACTAATGAGATTATAAAAAGAGTTGACAAAGCTAATGATATTGTAGATAGAACAAATAAAGTTTTAAATCCAAAGAGGTAAGGACTAATGGCTAATGAAAATTTCATGAAAATAAGAAAAGGTTTAAATTTAAACCCTACTACTTTACCTCCAACTGGTAACGTAGGAGATTTAGTCGTTGATGCCACAGACAATAAGCTTAAGATTTGGAATGGAGCTACGTGGGTTATTGTAGGTGGTTTATCAGATATAGCAGATAATAACTCTACTGGTAACCAACCAGCTGTTCCTTCTCAAAATATCTCTATCATTAGATTTACTAACAATACACCTCCTACCATTCAAGGTATAGCTGATGGTTATAATACTAAACTACTGATTATCTCTTACGTTGGCTTAACTGGTCAAATGATTATTCAAAATGATAGCCCTTCAGCTTCTGCCGCAAATCGTATTATTACAGGTACAGGTGGAGACATTTCTTTAAA